AAGATCCTGAACTTGCTGCAAAGATTGAAAAGTTTAGGCATATGAGGGCAGACGGTAGTGCTGATAGTGTCGCACAAAAAGCAGATCAACTTGAGAAGGTATTTGAGCAGCAAATAGCAGAAGGAAAACCTAATCCTGCACTTGGAAATCTGATCTTCAACATGAGGACTTGGGATGCCAAAAAAGGTAACCCTGACAAGTATGGTGACAAGAAAACAGTAGAGATTACACAAGACACTCGAGTGATGCATGTTAAGCAGCTTCGAGATCTGAATAAAAGGAAGATTAAAGATGTCACTCCCGAAACCAGAAAGCTTGCAAGTAATGAGTCCTAAGTTCGAGGGGTTTACTGTCCACGGTCCAAACCCGCTGCTTGTTCTCAAGAGGTTCTATGAGCCTGATGCTGTTAATCCTATAACGCTTAAGTGGGAGACTGTCCGGGGGTTAATAGAAAAACCTCAGAACATACACAAATATTTACCGGATAAGTGGATCTATGATGACGCGGATGTTCACGAAATGCTTTCAATTATGATCAGGCATCGTGAGGCAATCTACAGATCAAGAGAATCACAGAAACAACGAGAGCAAAGAATAGGCTACTCAAAAGGAGGAAAATGAATATAGATCCTAAGTTCTTCAAGATCTTTCTATTAACACTGATCTTCATGCTGCTTATGTCAGTTGCAGCAATTATATCCCGGGCCGAGGAACCAAGGTTTAAAGGTGCTATCGGAACGACTTACATTCGAGGTCTCTGGCATAGCTGCTTCACCGGGGCAATGAAGAGAGGTATGCATCCTACTCACGCTGAAGCATTCTGCGATTGCATGACTGACACGATTAGAGAGAAGCATACAAGGGTTGAGCTTGACCAAATGAAGGAACGAGTCGAGGTGTTTTCAGGCTATGCAAATGAATGCGGTTATAGGTTGTTTGGAGGTGGGGGCGTAGGGATTGAGGTTTAACAAAAATAAGCGCAGATAGTTCAATGGCAGAACAACCATTACTCCAAATGGAAGATGACGGTTCAAATCCGATCTCTGCGCTCCAGTTACGCTTTTTTAAAATCGAACATAAAACAGCAGCTAATGCATATAAGCAATGGCATTACCTCGGGGAAACAGGCTTTATATCTACAATTAATTTTGGGGCATATTGGGACAATAAACTAGAAGGGGCAATTAGTTATGGCAGCCCGAATGCAACCGAATTAGAGGGTTGCTTTAATAGGCATACTCAGTTTGGTTGGTGGGAGATTAAAAGGTTAGCTATGAGTGAAGTATGTCCTAAAAATAGTGAGTCTCGATTTATCGGTTATAGCCTTAAAGCACTCAAGAAATTGTTTGTGGTTAAGGGGGTAGTTACTTACGCAGATAGTGGTGTTGGACATGTTGGCACAATTTACAAAGCTTCAGGCTTTTCTTCTTGTGGTCTCACTGAGCCTAAAAAGGACTTTTACGTCAACGGGAAGATACAACAAAGAGGGAAGACAAAAGGAGTTTGTGGAGAGTGGAAAGACAGGACAAGAAAGTGGTTATTTATAAAAAAATATGAGTGAAGGTCCGCTAATGTATTTTGTTCGCCCACACCTCTCGCGAGAAAGATCGCGCAGGGGAGGCGTTTTCCAGAAGGTTAAGGCTAATCACATAATCAAACAATATCTGTGATGTACAGTAATATCAACGGTTCAGAGGGGTTCTAGGTTGGATGTAAGGGGTTATGTCAGGGGTTAGGGGTTAAAAAAGCAGGGTTTTTGACATATTTCCTCGGCTTTTTGAGACCCCCCCCAGTCCCCGGCCCCAAATTAAAAACGTCCAACCTAAACACAAATACAACTTCTAATTTTTTTTATTTTTTTATGAACGAAGTCAAAAAGCCTGCTCATTACACTTGGTGTAAAATCGAGCCTAAAGAAGTGATATATGATTGGAAGTTACCTTGGCATTTAGGCAACGCGATTAAGTATATCTGCAGGGCAGGAAAAAAGAATAAAGCAGAGTATATTCTTGACCTAAAAAAGGCTCAGGAATGCCTCTCGGATTTTATCAAAAGGGAAGAGGAAAAAGACTTTCACGAAGGACACGAACCTCAAGGTTTGTATGACCACTCGAATGACCACTTTAAGCCTGCGAAGTATGAGCAGTATGACCCTGATATGCAGTACGTTAAAAACGACTTAGTCAGGGGAGTCTAATTGTTACAAAGGAGGAGGATATGTGGGATCTTATGTCACTTATTATTTTTGCCTATAGCATCGTTTTAATCTGCTTTTGTGGCTTTGGTTTTGTGATGCTGCTGAGAATAGACAGCATCGTGATTTTACCAGAGAATAAGACGTTTCATTTAGGAGAGAAAATGTACACCGAAAAGTGTACACACGAAGACGTTTTTAAGGGAATGATCAACAACAGGTATATCGAAAAGTGTGAGTATTGCGGAGAGATCTTAAAAGAGGAGTATGCGAAAACCTTACTTGACTAGTGCAGAGACACTGGAATTTATCAGGAACGAGTTTGACACGTTTATGACGTATGAGGCCTTAAAGAAGCATTTGCAGCGCGGAAACTTAAAGGCAAAGCAGTTTAGAAAAGGAGGAACCTACTTGATTACTCGAGGAGCAGTAATTGACTTTATGAAATATTTTAATGAGACACGAAGATAGCAGAGAATATCGGCAAAAACTACAGGAACTAGCACAAGGTATTAAGCTTTCTGAGGAAGCAGAGAAGGCATTAAGGATGCTGCTGAAGTACTGTGACCGGGAGACTTATTACCCGGCAAACTTCACCCTCGAACAAACTGAATTATGTCAGGATTTCTTAGTGCTTCTGAACTACAGAAACACGCTGAGAAAGCGTAAAAAAGATATGCAGTATGTAGTTAGCCGGGAAATGCTGATTCCTGAAGCTGAGGCGATTGCCTATATCAAACTGAAGGAAGATACAGTTCCTGAAGACTCGGAAGACTATAACGACAAATTCAACGAATATTTTCACACTGCTATGTCGAAGCTTGCCTTTGAGAGACTAGGTGTGACTGACTCTAATACCTTTGCCTAATGGGACTAGAAACTAAATTAGACAAACTGAACGAGAGAAAAGCCAAAGCAAAACTGGAAAAGCTTTGGGGGGTCACTCTTTATGAAAACCCTGATTTCTATAATGCAGATTGGCAGGCTATGCGCGACGAGGAGCACCTTGCCCTAGTGGAGTATAAGAACTCGACAAAAAGCAAGGAGGAGATTACTGAACTAGGTTTTGAAGGATTCAGAATTAATACCAACAAAATGCAGTTTGCGTTTCCTATAGTGCAGCTTACAAACCGGGACTTTTACTTAATAGTGGAATTTCCAGAAGGAATGCTGCAGCACAAAATAAGACCTAACACAAATTGCTACAAAATGACCCGGTTCTTCAAAAGCAGGAACGGGGGTAAGGATAGGCTGCCTGCTTATCTAATTCCTTGGAACTTATTTGAGGAGGTTCGTGAAGACGAATTTAGCACTTTCCTCTGAGGAGATTTATATAATCGACGATATCCTAGATATCTACAATTCGCTGCACTCAAAGAGTGTTTTAGTGGATTGGTATTTTAGAGGGGTAAATCAGATTGAAACAATGAAGCTGCACGAAAAGATCATACGCAAAATCGAGAAGGAATTTGCAAGTGATCATATGCAGGTAAATCTGCTTGAAGGCAGGCAGAGACTTAAAAAGATACCACAAGAAAATCGCCAGTAGGTGTACCCGCGAGGATCACGGTCCTTTCTTGTTATCTTCCTTGGTCAGAATAACCTGACCGGGTTTCTAACATTGGTTCTTTTGCATCGTTAAATAACTTTAGTGCTGAGGGTCCGAAGCCCGATGAAGCACAGAATTTGTTTTTTGCGACAATTTTGCTTGATGATTTAAGCAAGGAAGGGTTCTTCAACTACTGGCGAGATCCCCCCTTTCGGGGGGTGTTACTTTAGACAGGTATTTCCTCAACCCACCTTTCACCGGGCCGGGATAGCCACTTTTCAGCAGCCTTTTTGCTGTCACCCCAAGCACAGTGGACAGGCTCACCCTCTTGGGTCATGAAGAGCTTAAACCGGGTTTTTTGCACTTTTTCAACCCGCTTATTTCTCAAAAACACAAAACCTTCGCCTTTGCAGGCAAAACAAACGCTTGCCAAGACACTACTGAAGGAAACCCTGCCTGTACCTTCGCATCGTAAGCAAGTTTCTTTATGTTTTTTCATTCTGTCTCCTTTATTTGCAAGTGATCTTGCCCTTAATTTATCATTTGCTTGCAAATAGGCAACTTTAATCAAGTATTAATTAATTTTAATGTGTCTTAAAATAAGACAGGTAGAAAAAATTACGCGGTTTTGACTGATAGCATAACTCTCTGAGGGAGCAGGAGAGGCATGTTTGGACAACGAAGTCGCGGATTTTATAGAACTGTATCGGGATGACCCGATTTCCTTTATTGAGAACTGTTTAGGGGCCGATTTAGACCCTTGGCAGAGAGAATTTTTCAAGGTAATACCTGATACCCGGAAAGTCTCAATCGCAGCAGGCCACGGTGTAGGAAAATCCACTGCACTATGCTTCCTCTGCCTTCACACCCTACTTTTCCACTTTCCTTGCAAAGGGGTGATCACTGCACCAAGTTCCTCGCAGCTATATTCTGCACTTTGGGCAGACCTCAAGATGTGGATCGAGCATCTCCCCGATGTTCTCAAAGACCTAATCGACTACACGCAAGATGTCATAAGACTGAAAGAGGCTCCAAATGAGTCTTTTATCCGGGCTGCAGTTGCTCGAATAGACCAACCTGATGCCCTTCAAGGGGTTCACGCGGAATCTGGAATCGTTTTGCTGATCGTTGACGAGGCTGCTGCGGTTCACAACCGGATTTATGAATCTGCCTACGGGAGTATGTCGCAGGAAAATGCCAAAATGATCCTGATCGGCAACCCCACGCGGAATACCGGGTATTTTTACGAAACTTTCCACCGTGCTTCCTCCGAGTGGACAAATTTCCAAGTTTCCTGCATAGATTCCCCGCGAGTTTCGGAAAGCTACATTAACGAAATGCGGGTGCTCTACGGTGAAGACTCGGCTATGTGGAAAATTAGAGTGCTCGGAGAGTTTGCAGACGAGGAAGAAGCAGGTTTTATCTCACCAAATATAATCAGATCCGCGATAAATCGTGATATTGAACCTTCTCCTTCCTCACCGATTATCTGGGGTCTTGATGTCGCGAGAATGGGACGGGATAAAAGTGCTTTATGTAAGCGAAAAGGGAATGTAATCCTTGAACCGATCAAAACGTGGAGGAAACTTGATCTGATGTCACTTGCCGGAGAAGTAATGAACGAATTTCAAAACACTCCACCGGACGAGCAATGTTCCGAACTCCTAATTGATAGTATCGGAATCGGAGCCGGGTTGTGTGATCGCATCAACGAAATTGGGAT